ATAAGCACACAGGACATTCATACCCATCAGGTGGCTGACCATGCAACTTCTTAAGCCCTGTACGAACCCTATTTAACTCATAAGCACATGATCTACACTCATGCCGTACATAACCTCCCTTACCTACGGGGGAGAAGTCTGTCACAGGTAGAGTATGATTACACTTTGAGCATACCTTTGTGTCCTCACACGCAGGGTGGGCTTCATATAACTCTATGTCCTCAATGAATAATTTCAGTTGTTCACACTCCATACCTTGCAATCCTTCCATCCAGCATACAGGTAACCTTACCATGCCATCCAGTTAATTTGTTCTTGGTTATGTTGATATGACGCATAGGATCTTCTGAGGTATCATCTTCCCCCAGTAGAGGATTCTTAGCAATCAGCAGCATGAGGTCAGCCTCAGATGCCTTGCCCGTCTTTGAACCTTCCATCATAGATTGATTAAGATTTACCTTACCCTCTGCCTCTGCACTTAGCTGTGACATATAGAACATAGCACACCCATACTGCTTGGCAATGTCTCTAGCATAGATAGCATTAGCCTTGAGCATCATGTCCTCACGGGCAGCACCATTAAGCCTAGCAAACTTATCTCCCATGTCTAGTATAACAACATCAGGTGTATAAGATTTAACGACAGACTCCACCCATGTCATGTCCTTACCTGTTGCATCAATGAACTTAACATGATCTTTAATACGCTGGTACTTAGCAGTAGCTGCCGAAGGATTATCCCGTATCTGATTGAGTGTCATACCTGTAGATGCATTGAGGTAACGTGCTGCTACCCTGTGTACTGCCTCTTCATTACATAAGACTAGACACTGTGCGCCCTGCTCTGCAAAACCTTTAGGGCCAGCAATGAATGACGCATGGCTTGAAGTCTTACCTGTCTCAGGTCTAGCACCTATCATGATAAGGTGACCGCCATTGATACCCTGTACCCTACGTGCCAAGGTAGGCAAGTTGAATGTCCACTGAGCCTCAAGGTCACACTTCTTAAGCAGTGCATCCATATCAATGTCAGCCCACTCAACGGATAGGTTAGGTGTAAAGTCTTCATTGTAGTTCTCAAGGATAGCACGTAGTGGCTCCAGCGATAGATGCTCACCATTGACGTATTCAAATCCAAGGTTAGCTACCTCTTCACCCACCTGCTGTCGGAACATATCGGATAGTACATCACCTGCTATGTCCACACCCATTACAACTTCATTGTCCACCTGATCAAAGATAGTTTGAAAGGAATCCTTCTGTGCTGTGGTTAGTGTAGGGTTCTTGGAGAAGAACAATGCCTCCACCTCTATAGGCGTAACCGACCTACCATATGTGGTGATAGCGGTATCAATAGTAGCCTTGACCTTACGACCATCCTTACTAAAGATATTGTTTGGGCAGCGTATGCCCTTGTGATCGTCATGAAAGTCTTTATCCATGAGCGTTCTTAGTAGTGCGAGTTCCATATTTGTTCCTTATAATTAACAATGTATACTACAGTATACACTATAGTATATATTTTAATGAGTATTATACACCATAGTATATTACACAAAGCTACTAATCAAATGGAGATTTGAGTACATAGTTTTCTATGAAATGTTCTGGACTCTTAGACTTGTACCATACCTTGCGACCATCCACACGCCAGCCTCCTGATGCCAAAGCGTATATGTATTTGTCGTTGATACGGCAGTACCAATCATCAAAGATAAGATCACACCTATCTGCATAACGTCTTAGTTTAAGATACACACGCAACCTACGTGCATCGTTGGCTGGCCCATCACCCGACTGATCCTTGTGCCATGTGCGAACCATGTCGTTATGTAGTATAGCCTTAGCTATCTCTTTCACCTCACAGTCATACAGTCCCAGTTTAACTACGCCAGTAACGCTAGTTACCTCAGGGTCAGGTACTTTTTCGTAAGGACACGCCCAATGATCTGTCATGATGCCACCCAATTAGTTATTTCTTCTGCAGTTCTATCACATCCGACACACACATCATCCACTAACTTACACACGCCTATACAAGGTGACGTAGCAGCTACGAGTACTGCTTTAGCTGCATCAATCTCCCCTTGAAGGTTGTAGTAATGAATCATGCTACCTATACTGCCTTTCGCCCTACTCATTATGCGGCTGCAATCTCTATAGGAAGTGCCAATAGCCCGTAGCTGTATAACCTCCGCTATCTCTTCCTTGCTAAAGGTATCAACCCTTTGATTATCTGACTTGCGAAGGTGATCCCCTATCTTAGGTTTGAATACAATACTCATTTCATTATCCTATCTATGCTGGCTTGACGTAAATTCCATATAGCCCCATGCAATTCATATGTCTTTAATATGTGGGCTATACTACCCTGACCTCGCCTAAGTATATCGGCACAGTCATGGAAGGATACTCCCATTGCACGTAGTTCCACAAGCTGATCCTTTTCCTCTGCCGTCCACCATCGGGGCTTGTACTTAGGCTCTGCTACCTTTACTACCTTAGTAGGAAGTAAGCCAGAGAAATCTTTAGGTATCTTAGGTTTGAATACTAGGCTCATACATATTCCTCGTCTCTATCAAGTCTATCCATGTATTCGTTGTACAAATCTGAATACGCATAGTACAGTCTTTGCAGTTCGGGATCTTGCTCTGGCGTTAGTGCTGGTGAGTTATCATAAGCTGCCTTGTAATCACACAAAGCTTGAACCATTTTACTACGCAGTAACTTAGTAGAGTCCATCTCTTCTACCAAAGTGCTAGGACTAAGGCCAAGCTTAACCCTGTCCTTTGGTCTAGTGTCCTCACCTAACGGAACAGGTGATTTATTAAATAGAGCTTCCCAACCTGCATCATAGTTATCTTTAGCAGTCATAGCTATCTCCTATTGTAAAGACGGATATCCGTCAATGGAATTTAGTTACCTATAAAATATGTGATCATCTATCGTGAACACAGTAGTCATTTGTTCTGTCCAGTAGGGGGCATTAATCCACGTTGCATGGTAGTGTGTAGCCCCATCCGATATATCAGTCACCCTGCCATAGAATATGTTAGCTGCCAATATGGTAGCCTCAAGCATAGCCTTACTATTTTTAGGCTCGTCAGACATACCATCACAGAACCAAGAATATTGGCAACGATGCCGTATAGGATTCTTACTATCCCATGCAGAGTACTGAGCTTGCTTAACTACACCACATACACTATCAGGATAACGCTCGTCAGCTACCCTGTTCATAGTGCTGAAGCCCACGGCTAACTGGCCTACTACGGGCTGATCTCTCGCTTCAAAGTATAAGTTCAAGGCGAGGCACATGACTGCGCTGATCATTCAACTTCTCCAAAGGGGCCAACTAAACCCCAAGTAAAGAAGTCAAACAACTCTGAGTCGGAATGCATACTCCCATTGATACTATCAACAACCTTACCATCCACATACTTAACAAGCACAGGTATAGATCGGTAGCCTAGAGCCAGTATAGAATCCTTGTGACGATCCTCTGCTGTATCACACTCAGTGTAATCATCCTTGCTAATGCCCAATGCTTCAAGGCGAGTCTTCAATGTAGCACAGGCAGAGCAGTTGCTCCCCGTGAATAGGTTAAATGTATCTGACATTACGTTCTCTCCTTAAGCCATTTTTTAAATTCATCAGGTGTCATGAAGTCCTCAATCACTGTGGTCAAGGCATTCTGCATCTTCTCGTTCCTATCCAGTTCCGCATCGGTTGCAGTCTCGTCCTTACCGAAAGACGATACCACCTCATAGTAATCCACTAGACCTTCCCTAAGAAATAAGTCTATCACCTCGGATGTGAACACCTTACTTACTGCCTGTAATGTTGCAGTACTCATTACCTTACTCCTATTGCGTTATCAACAACTACAAGTGTGACATAAATTATAGTGCATATGCAAGCCATGTACCCTGCCCCATATAAGAACTCAATTAGTTTATTCATACTGCTACCCCCTTTGGATATGGTTCCTGCTTATACTTTATGTGCTTAGTAACTGCACGTTTGTATGTCTTACTGCCCACTAAGAAAATGTATCTGTGCTTCCTTGGTCTAGGTGCTGAATAGAAATCATCACCATACTTATCCCTCAATGCTTGGCTACGATTAGCTACACCTCTGAACTCGTCAGCTATAGTCATACCATGCAGATGTTCCTTACCCCTGACCTTCCAATCAGTACGCTTGGCACTAAGGCCATGATAGGTAAAGTTACATGCTTGGTAAACGTACCCTACATGACCCTGAGATCCATCAGCAAAGGATACAATGATACGCCCCTTGGGTAGCATGGTCAGACTCTTAGCCACCAACATGGATGCTTCATTCTTTACATTGTACTTCAAGCATAGCCTATTAAGTTCAAGCACCTCACCCTTATGTGCATCACCTGCTATGCCAGCCCTAAGTCCAGAGGATGCTGGCGTACCATAGGTAACTACACCCACCAGTTCCTCCCCCTTGAATAGTCCATACCTAAAGCTGACACTGGGCCACCTCTTAGCATAGTGGATACCTAAGATGAATGGCTTGCAATCGTCCCTAGTTACAGGTGTTATCGTGTAGTCACTCATCATCCTCTTCCTCTTCATAAGTACCTTCCTCTACTATTGTAGTGTACAAGTACTGGCCTGACTGACTTTCTCCATACTCCCTAAATATTACATCGTCCTTAATTGCTGATGTCATTATTAACTCAGAGCAAGTGACACCATCACCAAAATAAAACTCACCCCACAATTCCCATTTGCCTGTACCTTTACCCATCAGACATACTCCTTAACTTATCTAAGTCCACATCTAACCTATACTTAATATCATCGTCTAACTTCAAAGCAATTGCTTTCCGTATGTGCCTACGTAGTTCCTTAACATGGGCCAAGGATTTCATAGAGGCATCAGGGTCTAGTGCTACGATCACCTTGTCATACTTGAGCAGGGATAGTGCATGGCTCTCCATTAGGTTAGTACCTAGTAGGGCTACACCAACATACCCCTCAGAGGCACACACACTGGCACTGATAGCATCCTCTACTACAACTGCTACGTTGCCCTGACCTACTACAAACGGCAAGCCAGAGCCTCCGTATCGTTTCCATTTAGGT